GTACCTAACATAACTGCTGCTGTTGCAAATGTTAATTTGTATGCAAGAGCAACAACTACAGTGAACGCTGATATAACTGCTGGAAGATTCACAGTTGAATTAGAATACTCTGTATACTAATAGGAGTTTAATATGGCAGGATCAAGATCTGACGTAAAAGCCTTTAATGTGAATCAAGGAGCCTCCGCTGCTGTGGTAGGGCCTGCAAGATCTAGAATAAGACAAATAGTCGTATTTGGTAATTCTGCTGGTGCTCTTACTATAACAGACGGCAATGGTGGAGACACATTGATTGCACAAAGTTTTCCAACTGGATTACACACTCTCAATATTCCAGACAATGGTATGTTGGCAGAGAGTGGTGCTTATCTGTCTGCGTTCACTGGCAGTGGCAATAAGTTAACTATATTCTTATCGTAATGACAAGGACAAGAGACAAACAACCGCCTAAAACTAAAAAGTATTTCCGCTCCACTAAATCTGGAGCGGGAATGACTAAAGCAGGTGTTGCTCGATACAAAAGAGAAAACCCTGGAAGTAAGTTAAAAACAGCAGTTACTGGTAAAGTTAAAGCTGGAAGCAAAGCTGCAAACAGACGTAAATCGTATTGTGCAAGAAGTGCAGGGCAAATGAAAAAATTCCCTAAAGCTGCAAAGAATCCTAACAGTAGATTAAGACAAGCGAGACGTAGATGGAAATGTTAAAAAACAAAGTTATAAGCAATGTTGCTGTGATTCTTATTGCTGGATCTATTGTCTGGATTGTATCAACTCTTATTGAAGTCGATAAAAGAACTGCTATGACAAATATGAAAGTTTCTGAAATTAACAATATGTTGAAGCCTTTATGGGAAGACTTCATTAGTAGGAGAAATACAAATGGGAATGTCAAGAGGCTCAATGAGCAAACAGATAACAAAGTCAATATCAAGTGGAAATAAAAAGAAACCAAAACGAAAAAAAAGAAATAATAAAAGGAAGACCAGTTAGATACTGTCCAGATTGCGGAAGAAAAAAATGGTCTTGTAGATGTTATAAAGAGGAGAGAAGAGATGCCCAAAGACGCATGTTACCACAAAGTAAAAGCTAGATTTAAAGTTTTTCCCTCTGCATATGCGGGAGGTGCTATTGCAAAATGCCGTAAGGTAGGTGCTGCTAATTATGGTAACAAGTCAAAGAAAAAAGCAACGGGTGGTGTGATTACGGCTCAACAAGGAAAAATGTTTACAAAAAGAAAATCTAAAAACCCAAATATAGCAAGGGGTTGTGGCGTAGTTTTGAACGAGAAACGTAAGGTTACAAAGTATAGGTAATGGCAGTAAGAAAAACAAAAGCTGGACTAGCTCTTAAACGATGGTTTAAAGAAGACTGGAAAGATGTCAAAACTGGCAAGGCTTGTGGTCGTCAAAAAGGAGAAAAGAGGAGCACTCCTTATTGTAGACCAACTAAAAGAATTAGTTCTAAAACACCTAAGACAAGATCAGAGATGACAACACAAGAAAAAAGAAGTAGGATTAATCAAAAGAATCGACTGGGTCAACCAGCGGGTAAGCCGAGAAGAGTAAAATCATTAACTAGAAAAAGGAAAAAATGATGGCTAACACAAAGAAAAAACAAAAAATGAAAATTATGAACCCAACAAAAGGAGTTAAGACTCCAATCAAGGGTAAAAAAATAGTTGGCGGTGGCGGCGGTAAAAGAATGAAAAGAGGCGGTAAAGTCTAGTGGCAACTTCAAGTTCAAGAGATTTTGATTTAGACGTAGCAGAACTCATTGAAGAGGCATATGAAAGATGTGGCTTAGAGATGAGAACTGGCTATGATGCAAAGACTGCTAGACGTTCATTAAATCTCATGTTTGCTGATTGGGCAAACAGAGGACTAAATCTTTGGACAGTAAAACAAGCCACTGTTTCGGTAACCTCTGGCACTGCTTCTTATACTCTTGTAGATAGTACAGTTGTAGATTTACTCGAAGTAGTCCTACGAAATAGTAGTGGGACAGATTTCACACTAACTCAAATGAGCCGTAGTGAGTATTTAAAGATACCTAATAAAAGTAATTCTGGTCAACCAAGTCAATACTTCTTTGATAGACAAGTAACTCCAACAGTTACATTGTGGTCAACTCCCGATGCTTCTTATACCTTGGTGTTTTATTATGTGAGACGAATCGAAGATGCCGATACTTTAGTTAATACAACTGATGCACCTTTTAGATTCTTACCTTGTATGGCGGCAGGACTTGCTTACTACATAGCTATAAAAAGAGCACCCGATAGAATACAGATATTAAAAAGTATTTATGAAGAAGAGTTTCAAAGAGCCGCAGCAGAGGATGCAAGTAGCACACCTCTTAAACTAACACCTAATATCTCGTACTTGGGTTACTAATGGCTAGGTACGCAACTGGTAGATTAGCATGGGGATATTCAGATAGATCTGGATTTCGATATCGTTTGCGTGAAATGAGAAAAGAATGGAATGGTCTTAAAGTAGGTCCTGATGAATACGAAGCTAAACATCCACAACTAGAACCTAATTATCCAGGCCCGGATCCTACTGCATTGTATGAGCCAAGACCAAATCAAGACACAGATTTAACTGCATTTGTAGTATACACAAACGCAGGAGATGGTATAATAGGAAAAAAGATGACAGCTTTCACAGCTACAACTAGTCTTGGAACAGTAACAGTGAGCACATCATGAGTTTTACATTAACTACATTAAAGCAATCTATACAAGATTGGACACAAAATTCAGAAACAACATTTGTAAATGAATTAGATTTTATTATTAAAAATGCAGAAGAAAGAATTTTAAAATCAGTTGATTTAGATTTTTTTAGAAAAAATGTTACAGGTGATATGACTTCTGGAAATAAATTTTTACAGAAACCTTCTGATTATTTATCTACTTTTTCTTTATCTTATGTAAATTCAAGCAGTCAAAATGTTTTTCTTTTACAAAAAGATGTAAACTTTATACAAGAGTACACTCCTAATCCAACAACAACTGGATCTCCAATATATTATGCTTCTTTTGATATTGATAATTATATAGTAGCTCCGACACCAGACTCTAACTATTCTGTTGAACTTCACTATTATTATCGTCCTGCTTCTATCACAACCGATGATTCTGGTAGCACATGGATTAGTACAAATGCACCAGATGCTTTGTTATATGCTTGTTTAGTGGAAGCATATACTTTCATGAAGGGCGAGACTGATCTACTACAGCTTTACTCTTCTAGGTATGGTGAGGCAATAAGTAGATTGAAGGTTTATGGTGAGGCACAAGAGAATAGTGATGCCTTCAGAGACGGGTTGATAAAGATTCCAAGGTCTTGACACCTATAAGATATAGTCTATAATATCTCATATGAAAAACAAAAGTGTCGCTATTGTCGCTCTTGGCAATAGTTTTAATGAATATATTCTTGCTAAGATAAGAAGCGAAAAATTTGATGAAGTGTGGGCAATCAATGCTATGTCTGCTGTTATCTATCATGATAAGTGCTTTATGATGGATCCTCCTTCTAGGTTTTTAGATACTCCTAATGCTGGTAAACAAACAAACATTATGGCAGACAGATTAAAAGCAAAATTAAACGTACCTATTTTTTCTTGTGAGCTGGATAAAAGATGTCCTGATGTCGTGGAGTTTCCCTTACAAGAAGTGCTACAGAAAACAAAATATGCTTATTTAAATAACACAGTTGCTTACTCTTTTGCCTATGCTGTTGCTGAAGAAGTAACAGAGTTGCATTTGTATGGTATTGATTTTACACATAAAGATGTAGCTTTTGCTGAAGCTGGAAGAGCTTGTTGCGAGTTTTGGTTAGCTATAGCAACATCAAAAGGTATTAAAATAAATATAGCACACAGCTCTTCTTTACTTGACACTAATGTTCCAGACGATCAAAAACTGTATGGTTATCATAGATTAGAAGATCCCGTTGTTTCAACAGTTACACAAGGTAGTATGTTGATAACACGAAAGTCGAAATTAGAACCTC